ATCCGAGTCTTCCATTTACTGGTGGTGCATGTCCACTGAAACCAAATCCAGTTTACACTGGCGATAAGATCAAAGGTATTGGCACCATGCATAAGTCTAATGCAGTTCCAGTCTTTTCTGATCAAGAAGCAAGAGATATTGCAACTATGAGGAGAGGTTAATGAAATACATTATGAAAATTAGACTGCGCAAAGATGGAACATGGGAACATGTTTATGATGAACTTGAGAATGCACTAGATGAACTAGTTAAACTTTCATATATGGCAACTGATTATTTGGAGCAAGCAGTACAATCATCTGGATATAAAGATGCAAAACTGGTAATTGATCACATTAGGGGATTGAAATGAGTGAATTTTGTGTAAGATGTTCTGAGAAAGAATCAGAGATTGAAATTCTTCGTAAACGATATCATGAAGAACTGCAATGTATGAAAGCACAGATTGAGAACTTGCGAAATGAGAATGATGCACTAATTATGGATGTTGCATTCTATGGTGGCAGTATGATTAATTTGTCTTGCAATAATAAATAGAGTATAATAGAGTAATCTATTCAACTTGTTAACATAAGGAAAGATATGAAAATCAGACAAAAGGTACAGCACTTTGATGCATTAAATTTGGCAAAGCAAAGACTTGAGCAATTTATCTCTAATATTACAGCAAAGAATTCTTCTATTTTAGATTATGATGAAAACCATACATCTGAAGAAACTGATCATGAAGAAGTGGTTGCTTCAAGAAAAATTCTATTAGATATTATTGATTCGAAAAAAGCAGAAGTGCAAAAAATTGCTAAAGAATTAAAAGATTTGTCTTACTATTTCAAAACAGCTAGTATTAATTTAGATCGATACAGAAGCACCAATGAAGATTTTAACGAAGAGTGATAACATGAACGCTACCTTATATGATAAAAAGTCCAACCTTGTTTTAGAGAAAATGAAAATGGATAAATTCTTTTCTTTATTCTTAGATAAGTTTGGTGGTAAAATGGATCCTAGTAAACCAGATACTCCAATCTGGAAACTTTATAAAGTTAAATTAAATGAATACGAAAGTCTCAGTCAAGAAATTAGAAACACCGAATATTGGATATCTAAAGAACGACATGTTTAAAACATCTAATGAGTTTTCTTTGTATATTGAACAAATGGTCCAAGATAAAAAGATAAACTATATGGATGCTATTCTTGAGTATTGTGAAGAGAATTATCTTGAACCCCAAGATATCGCTAAGTTAGTTAACAAGTCGCTCAAAGATAAAGTCGAAATGAATTTTCGTGAATTAAACTACTTACCTAAACAAGCACAACTAGATGTATAATGGATGGATATAAAGCATATCGTTATTACTTAGCAATTAAACTACACTTTACCACAGACAAGTTCAATGTTTTTGAAAACAGAGGTAATGTTCGTGGCACTCGTGAAGCATTTAATGCTCGTAATGATAGATACATATTTGAAAAATTGGCAAACAAATATTCTGATGATAAAGAGATCATACAGTTTTTTGTTTCTAATTTTGCATATGGAAATGATACTGCAATATATGCAGGGCGAGAAGCAGAAGATAACTTCTTACTTTGGAATAAAAGAAAACAAAGTATAACAAAAGTATTTGTAGATGATTTGGCTATATTGCTAACATATATTGAAGTGAACAAATTGAATAACCAGTCGCTTTTTAATTTTAATCAGGATGAATATCCTATTATACTAAAAATGTTTATTGGTGGTAAGATTACAATAGAAACTCTAAAGATCATAGATGACTGTACTGATATTATCGATGAATGGAATCAAAATGCATCTGTAAAATACATATGGGATAACGAAATAAGAAGAATAAAAAAGTTGACTGGATTCGTGAAATACGATAAGATTAAGATTAACAGAATCTTTGATGCGTTCAAAGAAGAACTTAAAGAGTGAAGAAGTAAAGAACATGGGAAAGACCTATAAGAAACTACCGAAGAGAAATAGGTATGACGATGAGTCCAGTTTGCGATCTGGGCGTGGTAGTATGAAAACGCTAAATAGTTATGTTGATGAAGACTATGATTTAGATGATGACTCATTTGACGATGAGATTGAGATTAGTGATGATATTCAGATTCAACATATACAAAACGATAATACAAATTAATACTTTTAATACAAAGGAAATACGATGGATATTCAATCTCTACGCAAAATGCGCAACTCTGACTTTGGTGCAATCTCAAATGCATTCGAAAAAGTCGCAAACCCTCAATCCGAACAAAAGTCTTTTACAGACGATCGCTTTTGGCGACTCGAAGGTGACAAGGCTGGCAACGGAACAGCAACACTCCGATTTCTACCTCGTGTAGAAGGTGATGAACTCCCATGGGTTCGAATCTTTTCACATGGTTTCCAAGGTCCAACTGGAAAATGGTATATCGAGAACTCCCTAACAACTCTTGGTGAAAACGATCCTGTCGGTGAGTTGAACACCACTCTTTGGAACTCTGGTTCTGAAGCGAACAAAGAGATCGCTCGTAAACAAAAGCGTCGCCTAAGTTTCACTGCCAATGTTTTGGTTGTGTCTGATCCTAAGCATCCTGAGAATGAAGGTAAAGTATTCTTGTGGAAGTTTGGTAAGAAAATCTTTGATAAGATTATGGACAAGGCTCGTCCAACCTTTGAAGATGAGAAGCCAGTCAATGTCTTTGACTTCTGGGAAGGTGCTAACTTCAAACTGCGTATGCGTAAGAAAGATGGTTACGCAAACTATGATGAGTCTGCATTTATGGAGCCAGCAGCAATTGGTGATGATGAACAGATCGTTAAGATCGCTTCTGCTCAGGTTAAATTGTCTGAGTTTACTGATCGTAAGAACTTCAAGTCTTATGATGAGTTAAAGAAGAAACTGAATGAGGTTTTGTCTGGTGATTCTTTTGCTAGCAAGTCTGCTGCACAGATCGCTGAAGAAGATCGCCCAGTAGCATCTGCACCAAAGATTGCATCTAAACCTGCGCCAGCACCTAAGAGTGTTGACGAAGATGATGACGATGTGATGTCTTACTTTGAGAAGATTGCTAAAGAAGACTAAGTAACAAAATTAGTTATTTGAATGGGCTACCTTTCGGTAGCCCATTTTGTTTTTAGAAAGCGTATCTACTATCTTGATATCTTGTTTGAGAAGATTCTTGATTTCTAATTTGTGGTTTAATTAGTTGAGTTTGATTACTTGTATTATTAACTGTTGGTGCAATCACTGATGTATTATTACCACTAGAAGATTTACCAGCATCCATTTTGGCTTGTTCATTTGCAGTAGATTTTTTAGATAGACCCTCACCATCTATACCACTTTGTGGACCAGCAGTAACTTTTAATGATGCCTTAGCCTTGACATCTCCACTTTGTGTATGATACTGATTTATTACACGATTAGAATAGATCTTGCCTGATGCAATACCTGCTGAGATTTCAGCTAGTTGATTATTAGATAGTTCTTGTCCAGCAGACCAAGGCTCTCCAGCAATCATAGATCCTCCAGCTTTAGGAGTAGCTAGCACTGGGGGTTTTCCACCTTGTGCTATGTTAGCATCAGCTACTGGTTGATTGGCACCAATACCCTGTGCAATACCCTGTGCAATACCCTGTGGTTCAGATTTTAATGGTTGTCCTTGACCTTGTGATATGTTAGCATCTTTCGCTGCAGGTGACATTAAGTCTTTTTCAACATTTTTATCATAAGCTGCATTTATTTTACCTATGCTATAACTTTTACCATCTGCGTTTAGTAAGTCTGAATCCTTATAACCAAATCTGCTTATAAGAACATCCTTTTTAGCAAAAATGGCTCCTAAGTTTTCTTCCTGTTGACCGAATTTATTAATTTTATATTCTTGGGTTTTATCTGATGTTTCATAATTTAATCTAGCTTTCTCTTTTTTATCAGATGCTTTATATGTCGCATCCTGTAGTGCATCATATTCTTTTTGTTTTTCAGGGTCACTAAATTTCCCAGTACCTGGTACTTCTAGAAATGCTTGTGTAGGTGTTTGTTTATTTCTATAATCGAACGGATTAGCTTTCTCAAATGCTTCTAATTTTTGTTTAGCAGCTTCTTCTTCTTTAGTACCTGCTTGATACATTTCTCTAGATGCTAGTCTAGTCTTTTCTGCTGACACTAGAACAGGTGCAGTTGGAGATTTTAATGGTTGTCCTTGTGATATATTAGCATCTTTCGCTGCAGGTTGATTGGC